AGGGAAGAAGGAGGTCAACGCGAAATCTTGCGACATCTCAATGATTCAGAATCAGAGATAATGGCGAGTATTCGTATTAAACTCCAAGAATTCCCCCTCGTTTCAGAAGAGCTGAAGGATATTGCCGAAGTTAAGCCAGGTCAAACTGTGGATCGTGTCAGAAATTTGAACGTACCAAGCAACCTCAAGGAACTGGAGGCCTTGGTGGCGAGAGAAATTAAAGCAGCTAAAAATGGTTTCAATGGCTTTGGTTCATCGTTCTTGATGAATGCCAGTGACTTTCCGGAACTTGCTTTTGATGTGGCGGCCAAAAAGAGAAAGTATGTCATACCAGTGAAGATAGCGAGAGTTCTCGAACCGTTAAAAGTTCGACTCGTTTCTGCTGGTGACCCTCTTTTCTATTGGACATCACGATTTATGCAAAGATCCTTATGGTCATCGATGAAAGCCTTTAAACAATTTGCTTTGACAAGAGAACCTCTTTCAGAAAACCATTTCCATATTCTTCTGACTGATGAGAAACTAACCGGACTTACCAAGAAATTAGGCGAAAAGCCTTTCTGGGTTTCTGGTGACTTCTCTGGAGCAACAGACAACGTCGAAATTCGCTTCACAAAGGAAGCCTTCGATCAATGTCTGATGTTCCTTAAAGTGTCAGATGGACTTAAGGAAATTCTGAAAGCAGTTCTGTACGAGCAAATGATTGTTTATCCCCATTTTTATGTGAAAGCCGCTGGAACAGAGCTTAGACAAGATTTGCCTGATTCTGGACATGATAGACTCGCTCCTTTCTTACAAACGAACGGGCAGTTGATGGGATCGACTTTGTCTTTCCCCATCTTGTGTATTGTTAATTTAGCCTGCTACATTGCAGCGCTAGAGGAATTCCTAGGAAGACCATTAACAAAACAAGAGTTCGACCGCCTCGCAGTTTTAGTAAACGGCGATGACATACTGTTCAGGGCAAACAATGCTCTTTATGCAATCTGGCAGCTCAAGATCAAGTCTGCTGGATTCTTTCTCTCCGTGGGCAAGAACTACGTTCATGAGAACTATCTGATGGTTAATAGTCAGATGTTCAAGTGCGTCGAGGATTTGAACGGGATCAATCAAGTGAGATTTGAGAAAGTTAAGTGGGTCAATGTTGGATTACTATTGGCTCAATCAAAGGGACTATCTCGTAACGTGTTAAGAGACATGCCTGCAGAAGAACTCTACAGACAGGCTGTTGTAGACACTCCTAATCCGAATCGTTTGGCGAAAAGATTTGTCTTTTATAATCTGCCTCTAGTTCAACGTTTAACGTCGAATGGCAGATTCAATCTTTTCATCCCTAAACAACTTGGTGGTTGTGGTTTTCCACGTCCACCTGGATTAGATTACAACATAACACCATTCCAAGGGCGTTTAGCTAATTACTTGTTACATCAACTCCAAAAGAATTACTCTGGAAATGCCGAAGACTTGATTAAACTAACAGAACAGATTTCTCTAGTTCCGAAAGTTC